ACCAGCCCCGTGCGGCGTAAAGACTGGGAGTAGAAGCCAGCCAGAGTTCCCCAACTCTGAATCTGAGGTCTGCGATTCAACTAATGAAATATGGGAGGACGGTTGCTATGAGCAACAACTACTGGGACGACGAAGATGAAGATACAGACATCAATGAAGGCAGCATGGATGGCAGTGACTTATTAAAGAAACTGCGTAAAGCCAAGCGTGCTGATGAAAAACGTATTAAAGAACTTACAGACCAACTTGATTCATTCAACAAGGCACAACGTGAGTCCGTCATCAAACGTGTTCTAGAAAATAAAGGCGTAAGTCCAAAGGCTGCTCGCTTGATTATAAACGAAATCTCTGAAGTATCTGAAGAGTCAGTATCTAACTGGCTTGACGATAACGCAGAAGTATTTGGTCTACAAGTGCAGCAACAGGAAGCGCCTGAACAAACATTGGACCGTGCTGCATTACGTCAGCAGGACATTGTTACACAGGGCGCTACAACGCCTGACCGTGCTGAAGACACATTGCTTAAACTTAACAACGCTGCTAGCGCAGAGGAAATTATTGCAATGATTCAGTCGGGCGACTTTAACTAACAACAACCGAAATCAAATCCCTCATAAGGAGGTGCAATAAACATGGCTAATGCATATACAACTACAGGTTCGTCGTCTCTCGGCGGTACAGTTGGTGGTGCTGGTCTCGTACAAAAGGCGTATGACCGTCTTATCGAGTTCGCACTCCGTGCACAACCACTTATTCGCTCAGTGTCTGATAAGACTCCTGCGCGTCAAAGCATCCCTGGTTCATCTGTTGTTTTGCAACGTTACGTTGACCTTACAAAGGTTAGTGCAACACTCACAGAACAGACAGACCCAGATGCTGTAGCGCTTGCTACACCTACATACACAACCATTACTCTTGCTGAGTATGGTAACGCAGTACTTGTTACACGTGCTTTGGAACTCTTCAGCCTTGCTGACGTAGACCCAGCCGTTGCTAACATCATTGCGTTCAACATGGCAGACTCAATTGATGATGTTGCTCAGACAGTACTACGCGGTGGAGACAACGCTCTCTACGGTGGAACACGTACTTCTACTGCAACACTTACATCTTCTGACACATTTACTTCAGCACTTGCTCGTAAGGCAACTGCTAAGTTGCGTGCCAACAAGGCTATTCCACGCAAGGGTTCACTCTACTGGGCTGGTATCCACCCAGAAGTTGCACACGACCTTCGCGCTGAAACTGGTGTTGGTTCATGGCGTCAGCCACACGAATACCAAGCAAACGATGCCATCTGGGCAGGCGAAATTGGTACATACGAAGGTGCATTCTACGTAGAATCACCACGTCTATACACAGACTACGTAGGTGCTGCTAAGTCAACATCTACAACAACAACTACTGCATCATCTGCAGTTGGAACATACGTTCTTCCTGTTACATCATCTTCAGGTATCTTGGTATCTGACGCTGTATCTGGAACAAACATTCCATCAGGTGCGCAGGTTGTTTCTATCTCAAGTCTCAACGTAACAATTGACCTACCTATCGTAACTCAGGTTACATCAGGTACATCAGTTTCATTTACACATGAGACAAAGGTATACAACACTTACTTCGCAGGACAGCAAGCACTTGCAGAAGCAGTTGCCGAAGAACCACACGTGGTTATCGGACCTGTCGTTGACAAGTTGATGCGTCACCGTCCACTTGGATGGTACGGCGTACTTGGCTTCGCTCGTTACCGTGAAGAGGCTCTCTACCGCGTAGAGACATCTTCTTCAATCAACTACTAATAGTTAATTGACGGCAGTGCAGGAGCCTAGAAACTCCTGCATTGCAGCCTCTTAAGTAAAGGATAACAATGACTAAGTATTACTTAACAACTCCTACTGAAGAGTACGGACCAGCAGGTGGTGGACGTTTGTTTATCCGCTACAAGTTAACTCGTGGTCTTACTCTAATACGTAACCTTGGAGTATGGAGTACTACGGCATTTCCAACTGAAGATGTTTTAAAAGAAGCCGACATGTATTACCTTGGTGGACACGAGTATGAGATTGATGTAAATGTTTACAATCAATTAGTAGCAGCAGGGTTTGGGACAAACGTAAGGGTTGTATGAATCTACATCAAATACAAAAACATCCAGAGTTTGTTGAAGGTTGTTTTGGTTGCAAGGTTACTACTTTGCAAATGGCAACTGGAGATGCATCTGGCAACATTGTTGCTAGTGGAACAACTCAAAAGAAATGGGATAGTGAATTAAATTTCTACAAAGATGCACGTGCTCAAGGTATTCAACCTGAAGGCACATCGCGCAAGGTTGTAGAAAAGGCTATAGAAGCGTCAGAGGTTTTAAACAAACCTTACAACGCAGAGAAGATGCCTAAAGCAAAAAACATAGACAAATCAACCGTAGCAGTAATGAAAGAAATAGGACAAATATAATGGCTGCAATGAAAAAGTCCGCTCCTATGTCTAAGAAAGCAGACATGAAGCAAGATGCAAAAATGATGAAGGGCATGAAGCCTGGACAAAAGTCTGCATTCAAGAAGGCTGACGTAAAGATGGATAAGAAGAAGCCATCTGCTAAGGCTGATATGAAAATGGACATGTCACTTCGTAAAAAGATTATGGGCAAGAAGGGTAAGTAATCATGTGTACACAATGTGGTTGCGCTGACCGTCCAGTAACAATTGACGCAGCAGTACGTACAAACACCAAGCATGTTGGTCCAGCATACGCTGACCAATCACAGGTTGGTGGGCAAGAGTTGCATAACTCAGATGCCTCAGTAATAAATGGCTGGAATGTTCCAGCACCATACGGAAAAGGAAACTAAAAATGGCTAACGAATATATGAATAGCAACGTAACTGGTGCAGGGCTAACTGTTCCTGCTAAGGTGCGTAAGGCTGCAACAGATACATCATCTGTTAACAAGGCTGACTTTATGGGTGGAGTTGCTCCAGGAGCAGCACCTATCTCAGCACCACGTTCAGGTGGAGGAACTCCTAATGGTCCTGCACAAGTTATTGAAGGTGTTTACACACAACCTTCTGGTGGCGGACGTAAGATTTAATTATGGCAGGCGCACGCAAGTCCGCTGATGACCGTTCTAACATGAACAAAATCTACAAGCCTATTGCAGGTTACGTAGGCAATGTTATTAAAGAGAGCAAAGAATTTGGTAGCGAGTTTAAAAAAGCAACCAAGATTCCTGTTACTCCTAAAAGTTATATTGCTGCAAGAGGACAACTTTTAGGTTCTCTTATTGGCAAACGTTATGACAGCAAAGGTAATAGTAAATAATGGCTAAAGGCATGGGCTTTAAGAAAGCACAAAAATCTATTGCTAAGAAACAAGGTATTCCTATGAAGAATGCTGGAGCAATCTTAGCAGCAGGTGCACGCAAAGCATCACCCGCAGCAAAGAAAGCAAACCCAAACTTAAAAAAGGTTAAAGGAAAGTAAATGGCTAAATCACCAGCATGGCAGCGTAAAGAAGGCAAGTCACCTACGGGTGGACTAAATGCAAAGGGACGTGCATCCGCTAAGGCTCAAGGGTCAAACCTTAAAGCACCTGTTAAGTCTGGTGACAATCCACGTCGTGCAAGTTTCTTAGCACGCATGGGTGGCATGCCAGGACCAGAACGCAAACCTAATGGTGACCCTACACGCTTGTTGCTTTCGTTGCAAGCGTGGGGGGCATCATCTAAAGCAGATGCTAAGTCTAAGGCTGCTGCAATTAGTAAGCGCAACAAAGGTAAGAAGTAATGGCTAAGAAAGTTTGGGAAACACCAAACCCAAAGAAAAAATCTACACCGTTATCTCCTGCTGCTAAAGCATCAGCCAAGGCTGCTGCTAAAAAGGCTGGGAGAAAATATCCCAATCTTGTAGACAATATGAGAGCAGCGCAAAAGAAAGGCAAGAAATAATGGCTAACATACAACCTTTAATTAATCTTGCTGTTAAAGAAGCACGTACTATTGGTGGCATTGTAGGCAAGGCTGGTCGTAAGGTTTCACAAGTACACCGTCCTTTAGATGTTCCTGGTCGTGTTACATCAAAAGATGCTGCTGATGTTGCTAAATTATCAGTAGGTAAATATCCACCATCACGTCCTCCACGTGCAGTTCCTAAACCTGGTACAGGGTTATCACAAAGTGAACGCCGTCAAGTTAGCGTTAAGCAACCAGTAACACGTAAACAAGGTACACCTCTTAAACCAGAAGATGTTGCACATCGTCGTGCTGCTGAACGCAGTGCTCGTGTTGGTTCTGCGCTAACACCTATTAGACCTAGAGGTGTTGCTGCTGGCGGTAAGAGTATTGCTGGTGCTAGACCTAACCCACGCACTGTAACAGTTGCTAAGCCATCGGCTGCAACATTACGCGCTAGACAAGTTAATCCTGGTGACCGCAAGTTAGATGCTAGCCGTAGAGCAGGCATGCGTGATGCAAATGAATCTCGCACATTAAAGACTCCAGCACAAAGAGAATTAGAACAACGTACTTCAAGCCGTGACAATATTGGCTCACCATCATTGCTATCAGACCCACAAATGCGTGAAGCAAATCGTCGTGTTAATGAAGGATTAAAAGAAATTAAAAAAAGAGAGCGTGGTAGAAAATGACAGTATACGGTACACAAACATATAACGGTACATCATACACACTCTATGGTCGTCCTGGCTCTACCCTTCGTGATGAGATTAACCGTCTTGCTAATGGTGGAGAGTATCCACCTTACACACTTTATCAAGATGAAGATGGCGCAGTCAATGACTGGGCAGGTACACCTAATGGTACACCTATGGCATCAGCACTTAATTTAAAAGCAGACCCTAACCGCAAGTATCCTCAGTATAAGGGTAACAACGCAGTTGCATCAGAACTTGCTGGCATTACAGACCCAGCCAAGTATCTTGAAATTGTAACGGCATTAAGGTTGATTGCATCCTAATGACAACATTAAATAGTTTAGTTGATGATATTCAGTTAGACCTTTCAGGTTTTACTTATCGTCAAGACCGTGTTACATATTTGCTTACTTCAGCAACTAGTTCTGATTTTGTCCTTAACGTAGCCTCAACAGATAATATCGGTAAAGGTATTATTGAAATTGATGATGAAATGATGTGGGTAGATTCTTATGACCGTCAAGCAAACACAATTACTATCGCTCCTTTTGGTCGCGGATATAATGGTACTACTGCGGCTGCTCATGCTGCTAACAGCAAAGTAACTATTACTCCTACCTATCCACGCTATGCAGTCAAGCGTGCTATTAACGATACAATTGGTGCAGTATACCCAAAGGTATTTGCAGTAGGCTCATCAGCCGTATCATTTTTGGCTAGCCGTACTACATACCCAGTACCAGCAGAAGCAATACAAATTTTATCTATGGCATGGCAATCAGTTGGACCAACAAAAGAATGGCTACCTATACGCCAATGGCGTTGGGACCCTATTGCTTATGCATCATCTTTTCCTACAGGACGTACAGTATCTATTTATGACAACGTACTTCCTGGTCGTACTATCAACATTGTATATGCACACTTACCTACAATAATGACTGCTAACGCAGATGACTTTGAAACAGTTACGGGACTGCCTTCATCTATGAAGGATGTAGTTGTATATGGTGCTGCTTGGCGTTTATCATCTTATGTAGACCCAGCACGTATCTCAATTAGTTCTCCTGCTGCCGATGAGTTGGATGTAAAGCGTCCATACGGCACAGGAACAAACGTAACAAAACAACTTCAAGCACTCTATATGAATCGTCTTGAAGAAGAATCCCTTAAGCAAAAACTCCAGTTCCCAACCCGCGTCCACTACAGCCGATAGGTAGATAGATGACAACTCGTAAGTATAGTTCTCGTTCCCAACAAACAACCCTGACAGCAGCGGTCACCTCTGGTGCTACTGTTATCCCAGTCGCTAATGCAACGACCCTTCTTGGTGGTGCAACAGTAAGTGCTGGTCAAACATTTACAATTGTCATTGACCCAGATACAGCCCTTGAAGAAATTGTAGAAATTACCTCTGCGTCGTCTAACAATCTTACTGTAACACGTGCCGTAGATATGTCTGGTGCAGCAGCACAAGACCACTCAGCAGGCGCAATAGTACGTCACATGATTATTGGTCGTGATTTACGTGAAGCAAACTTACATATTGAAGCATCTGGTGGGTATAACGATGGTACTGGCGCACACACACTCCACGGTCTTGCCGTTGCAGATGGTGCTGTAGTTGGTACTGATGCTGTTCAAATTCTTACAAACAAAACTCTTATATCTCCAGTACTTACTGGTACTTTAGAAAATGATGCAAGTATTACTTTTGAAGGTGCTACTGCCGATGCATTTGAAACTACACTTACCGTAGTTGACCCTACTGCTGACCGTACAATTACATTGCCTAATACATCAGGCACAGTAGTCCTTAAAGACTCAACAGATACTCTTACTAACAAAACATTAACTAGCCCTACTATATCAGGGGCTCCTATTATAACTGGTCTATCATCTGCTGGTATGTCTGCTTCTTCAGCAGCCCCTAAAGATTATGTAGATAGTATTCTTGGCTCAGCCACGGCTGCTTCTACCTCTGCAGCCTCTGCTGCTACAAGTGCCTCTAGTGCGGCTACAAGCGCTTCTAGCGCCCTTACAAGCCAGACTGCAGCATCTACATCGGCTACGTCTGCAGCAGCCTCTGCTACGGCTGCAGCCACATCAGCAACTTCTGCTGCTGCTAGTGCTACTGCTGCTACAACTAGTGCTACTTCTGCTTCTGTATCTGCTACTACTGCTGCTACCAGCGCTTCAAGCGCTGCTACTTCTGCTACATCTGCTGCTGCTTCTGTATCCAGTATAGCAGGTTATGCAACTACCGCAAGCAATTCAGCAAGTGCAGCGGCTACATCTGCTTCAAGTGCAGCAACTAGTGCTACCAGTGCAGCAGCCAGTGCTACAGCAGCAACAACTAGCGCATCATCTGCTGCTACATCTGCAACTGCAGCAGCAGCATCAGCAACCGCTGCTGCAACCTCTGCTACATCTGCAGCAGCCAGTGCTACTGCCGCTGCTGCCGCTGTCACTTCAGCAATCCAATTAACTACAATAGATGTTAAAGGCGATTTAATTGTAGGTACAGCCAATGACACAGCAAGTCGTTTGGGTGTTGGAACTAACAGTCAAATTTTAACTGCAGATTCTACTGCTACTACTGGACTTAAATGGGCAGATGCTCCTGCAGGATACACAGCACCTACACTTGGTTCTACTACGATTGCATCAGGTTCTACAGTATCAAATGTTAATGGTTTAACAATTAACTCAACAACTATTCCTACATCAAAAACTATTTCTGTAACTACAGATAAAATATCTGCGCATGCTGCAACTACATCTGCTGAACTGGCTGGTGTTATCTCTGATGAAACTGGTACTGGTTCTCTAGTATTTGCTACTACACCAACACTTGTAACTCCTGTGTTAGGTGCTGCTACTGCTACATCTATCAATGGAACTACAATTCCTACAAGCAAGACTTTAGTAGCAACTGATTCAACAGCCTATGTAGTGCCAACACAGACAGGTAACTCAGGTAAGTATCTGACCACAGATGGAACTACTTCATCTTGGGGTACAGTTGCTGGTGCTCTTGCACAACCAACAGAACCTGCATCTCCTACTGATGGACAAATCTGGATTGATACAGATGGCACTGCGCCTACAACTGTAGTCACACGCTGGACAAAACAACCTGCTGCTGGTACTACTAGCCTTACAGGCAATGATGACTACTCAATCCCATTGGCTTACTCAGCAGGATATGAGCAGGTGTTCCTCAACGGTGTACTACTTTCTCGTACTGCTGGTGAGTACACAGCAACTAGCGGTACAGCAATTACTCTTGCTGCTGCTACTGTTGCTAGTGATATTGTAGAAGTTATCTGCCCACTGCAGATTGCAACTACTGATACCTATACTCAGTCTGCTGTTAACAATGCTTTTGTTGCTAACACTGGTTACTTTGCTGCTGGTAAGAACTGCTTAATCAACGGCGGCTTTGATATATGGCAACGAGGTACAACTGCCGCAAGTGGATATTTAGCCGATAGATGGTTTGGTACTAGCAATGCAGGAACACAAACTTTTAGCCAATCTACAGATGTACCTGCTAGCCCTTACTTTACTTACTCAATGTCTATGGCATCTACAACAGGAACTAACCCACAGATACAACAAAAAATAGAGTCTGCTAACTCTACTCCTTTTGCGGGTCGCACAGTTGTAGTATCTTTTTACGCTAAAAGCACGGCAGGTACTAACACGCTTACTCTTTATACTGCTTATCCAACTGTTGCAGATACTTGGGGAGCAGAAACTCAGGATGTAACTACAACTTTTACTTTAACTAGTGCGTGGGTTCGTTATTCATATTCTTACACAATGAGCGCTAATGCAATTAAAGGCTACAAAGTTGTTTTGTATCGCACAGATACAGTTGCAACTTCAACAACCTTAATGACTGGTGTGCAGGTGGAATTGGGTGCTACTGCCACAACCTTTAGCCGCGCAGGTGGAACTATTCAAGGTGAATTGGCTGCTTGCCAAAGGTATTACCTATCTTGGGTTACTGGAACAACACTTGCAATAGGCACAGGTTTTTATACTGCCGCCGCTACTTTGGGAACAACAGTACCTTTTCCTGTAACTATGAGAATAACGCCATCTTTAATAGTGGCAACTGGCACTAATTATTATAGATTTGAGCGCAACTCTGCCAATGATGATTTTAACTCTTTTACAATTTGGGTAGCCACTCCTCAATCTACAGGTATGTATAACAACTCAGAGGCATCAGGAACAGCAGGTCAAGCAGGATTTATCTACACAAACAACGCATCAGCATCTATCGCATTTAGCGCGGAGTTATAATGAGAATATACAACAAAGAAATAAATCCAATCGGTCAAGAAATTATTTGGTATGAAGAAAATGGGTTTAGAGTTTCTTTTTTTGCAGACCCTGTTAACTCAGACTACCAAACCTATCTTAAATCACTAGAGGAGAACTAATATGACCCGTGCAAGAAATACGGCAGACACACAGACTGCTAGTGGTGGTCCAGTATCTCCTAGTATTGCTGGTAAGAACGCCATCATTAATGGCGGTATGGATATATGGCAACGTGGTACTTCAATCACAATGTCATCAACTGCATACACAGCAGACAGATGGAATGGTTATCGTAGTGTTGCTGGTGGAACAGTTAGCCGACAAACAACAAGTGACACAACTAATTTACCATTCGTGCAATATTGTACAAGGGTTCAAAGAGACACCAGCAATACCAGCATTGTAAAACTATATTACGGCACAACAATTGAGACTACTAATAGCATTCCTTATGCTGGCAAAACAGTTACTCTTTCATTTTATGCTCGCGCTGGTGCAAACTTTTCTGCTGCAAGTTCAGCCTTGAATCTATCTTTTGGAACAGGAACTAATACAGATGTAAACTATGTAACTGGTTCTGCATCTGGTTGGACTACAACAACGCAAACATACACATTAACTACTACTTGGCAGCGCTTTACTTATACTACAACTATTCCATCTACTGCTGTACAGATTGCATCAATGCTTGATTATACGCCAGTTGGCACTGCAGGTGCAGCAGATTACTTTGAAATCACTGGTGTTCAACTAGAAGTAGGCTCAACTGCCACACCATTTAGCCGTGCAGGTGGAAGTATCCAGGGTGAACTGGCTGCGTGCCAAAGGTATTACCAACGAGTAACATCAGGTGCAGCATACGGAAACATTTCTTATACAGGTGCGGGTAATAGTGCAACTTTTGCTTATGTGTTTTTTCCTTTAAAAACATCTTTGCGAGTTACACCATCAGCCATTGATTTTTCTGCAGTTGGTTTAGATGACGGCGTAAACTCAGTTATTGCTGTTACTACTGTTGATAGTCGTTCATCAAGTGCCGATGTAGTGAGACTTGGTGCAACTGTTGCAAGTGGTGCAACTTCTTTAAGACCCTACTATCTATCATCTAACAATAATGCCGCAGGTTATGTCGGCGTGAGTGCGGAGTTGTAATATGGAAAATGTAACATTTCAAACCATTGAAGGACTTGAGTTAGCAATCATTGACAGAGGTAATGGAGAGTTTACTTCTATGACCAAAGCAACATACGATGCACAACAGGAGGCAATAGCCAATGGCAACAATCTCTAATACCCCTAGACCAGGATATGCCTGGGACAGCACAGACAATGTGTGGTATCCAATCGGTACTGGTACACATAGCCATAGTGATTACATCACTGCTGCCTCTGCCATTAACCCTACTATTGTAGATGCTAAAGGTGACATCATTGCTGGTACTGCAGCAGATACAGTTGCTCGTCTTGCTGTAGGTACAGATGGTCAAGTACTTACTGCTGCTTCTGGTCAGACTACTGGATTGCAATGGGCTACTCCTTCAAGCGGTGGTATGACTTTACTTAGCACAACTACGCTCAGCGGTGCAACAACAACAATTTCAAGCATTTCTGCTTCTTATAATCGTCTTGTTGTTTATATCTATGGTGTTACAAATGCAACAGCAGTTGGCGCTTTTCGTTGTGCTCCAAATAATAACCCATCAACTACGCAATCAGAAATTTATCAAGGAAATGCATTAGTAGGGCAAACTAATGATTATGTATATTTATCAGCCAAAACAACTTCATTAGGAGCACCAGATATTGCTGATGCTGTAAACTTTTGGACAATGACCATTGATAATTATGCCGCAGCAACAAGTGCTAAAAGTTTTCAAGTTTATGGCGGTTTTGCAAACGGTTATGGGCAATATGGTTTTGCATCAGTTGGTCGCATTATTCTTTCGGCTGCTATTTCATCTTTAGTATTTTCAAATTCAGGCGGTAATCTTTCAACAGGCACAGTTTTAATTTACGGAGTTAAATAATGACACGACCAATAGTACGCATACACGACCTATCAACTGATGAGGTTATAGACCGTGAAATGAACGATGCAGAGTTTGCTCAATATGAGGCAGACCAAGCAGCACAGGAAGAACTTGCTGCAGCAGAAGCAGCCAAGGCTGCCGAAAAAGCAGCACTACTTACAAGACTAGGCATTACTGCTGACGAAGCAAAACTACTGCTCGGCTAATGTGTAAAGACTGCGGTAACTGTTCTAAAGAACACAACTACGATGCACTAGCAGAAGTAGATTTTGTAGAAGCAAGTATATTTATTTAAGGAGTAATAGTGGCTGGTCGTGATATAACCGAAGGTCGAAGTACCCGTGCTATTGCTGTTGACGTTGGTGTTGGAACAGGTAACATCTGGCAAAACACTGGCAACTCATATGATGTTGCTATTGCTGGTATTCCATTTTTTCTAGCAGTCAATGACCAACGCCCTTACGAGCGTGCTACTGCACCATTTCGTAAACAACAGTTTGATTCACAACGTGACCCAGGTGAGCAATCACTTACTGGTTGGTGGTTACGCAGTCAGTCTTCATTTCATGCTGGTGAAGGTATTGATTTTTATGACCCACTATCTAACCCATACTCAACAACACTTGCATCTAACTCTTACCGCTACAACAACTCACTTGCTGTAGATACATTAGAAATACCAGGACAGGTATCATTACTACGCCGTGCAGTTAAAACACAAAACACAACTGCTGCTGCTAGTATTCAATCTGTTACTGTATCTAATGCTGACCGTATTCTTTTGCGTGATGGTGCTGTATTAAAAATTACTGATGGCACAACTAGTGCCATGACTACTATATCTGCAGGTGTTGCTACAACTATTTATGCATCTGCCAATGATGGTCTTAATGCATTTTATATTGATGCTGCTCATATTGTTTCAGTACCACTTGCTGGTGGTTCTACATCTGCAGTGCGTAACGTAAGTGCTGTTACAACTGCTGCTATGGGGTATGTTAAACAACGTCTTGTTGTAGGTATTAATAATAAATTATATGAAATGCCTACTACTGGTGGTGGCGGGGCTTTACCTAGCCCTGTATATACGCACCCTAATACATCATGGGTGTGGACATCTATTGCAGAAGGTGGCTCTGCTATCTATGCTGCTGGTTATTCTGGTTCAAACTCTGCTATTTACAAATTTATTTTAGATAATACTGGTGCAATGCCTACACTTACATCAGGTATTATTGCTGCAATAGTACCAGATGGTGAGATTATACATAACATTTATGTACACCTTATGTCATACATTGCAATGGGAACTAATAAAGGTGTGCGTATTGGTACTATTGATAACACAAATGGCAATATAACATATGGTCCATTGCTTATACATACTGAACAACCTGTTCGTGGTTTTGCTGCACACAATAGTTATATTTATGCATCTACTTCTTTTGCTGCAGCAGATGAAGGTGCAACATATCCAGGTGTATATGCTATTGACCTATCAAATGAAATAGATAACTTGCGTTTTGCTTACTCAACGCATGTGTATGCAGATGACCTTACAACTGGTACAATACTTGATGTTTGCCATTTAGGTAGAACAAACCAACTTGCATTTATTGTTGCTAGCAATACTAGTTCTGTAACTACTACTGCTGACCTTGGCTTATATGTTCAATCTGCTAGTGAATTATACCCATCAGGTTGGGTACAGACTGGTTACATTAGATACAATACGTTAGAGCAAAAGAATTTTAAGCGTGTAGTAGGACGTGGTGACTTTAGTAAAGGGTCTATGTCTATTGCTGCTCGTGATTTACTAGGTAATTTGTTTGATGTTAACTCATATGATGCTGCTATTGGTAGCCCCGAGTCTGCTATTACTCAACCTATTGGTGCACAAGATGCACTTGGTTTACGCTTTACACTATACAGAGATTCCACTACCACTAGTAGTGGTCCTGTATTTAAAGGTTATCAACTCAAAGCAGTACCTGCCTCACCACGTGAGCGCATCATTAAAGTTCCTCTGATGAATTACGATACTGAAACAGATAAGTATAATCAAATAGTAGGATACGAAGGCAGGGCGTACACACGCCTAGCATCACTAGAAGATGCAGAAGCATCAGGTGATATTGTAACTTGGCAAGACTTTCGCACGGGTGAAATTCAGCAGTGCCTCATTGAAGAGGTATTATTTACTGACATCACACCTCCTGATAAGAAACTTACTGGCTTTGGCGGTATTGTTTCTCTGACCATTAGAACGGTATAAACTAAAATGTCCTCCGATATAGCAACAATTGTTTACTCATACTTCTTTGTACTTGCTGGAGTACTTGCAGGTATGAGTGTTATTGCCAAACATACAATCAAAAAACATACAGAAAGTCTTGAGGATAAGTTGGCACGAATAGAGTATGCGTTATATAACGATGGACATACAGGATTAATTAACAAAGTAGACCAGTTAATTGAAAATCAAAATTGTATTAAGATAGATGTTGAAGTAATGAAAGCAAGGGCAGAAGCATAATGGGATTTACAACTATACTACCTGAGCCATTGTGGGGATTACCTTCACCTGATATAGATGAAGCGGACATATGGGAAGATGAGGATGAATAATGAATGCGATTGCAAAGCGTGCATGTCCTGCTGCCATTGCGGTATTAAGACAAGCAACAGCATTAAAACCGAAGAGGATGAAAGCATCCGATGGGTTGCTCCCATCTGAGGCTCATCAACTACAGAACCCTGACTCAGACCACAACACTGGATTTGCAGTGGACTTAACGCATGACCCAGTTACTGGGTTTAATGGCAAGGAAGTCTTTGAAGGTTTAAAAGCAGATAAGCGTGTAAAGTATTTAATTTTTCAAGGTGTTATATGGAACGCTAAAGATGGTGACCATAAATACACAGGACCAAATCAACACAATCATCACGTACATATTTCCATCAAGAATACTTGTGGAATGGATACATCTCCATGGTTTCCATGGATGGGTGAACCGACTATCACTAATAAAGTAAAGGCTAACTTACCTAAACCTTTACCTAAGAAGGAGAACAAATGAACGCAAAAGCAAAAGCAATTGCACTGTCTTATTTCCGTGCAGCAATGGCAGCAATGCTAGCCATGTTTATCAACGGAACAACTGACCCTAAGTCACTAGCAATTGCAGCACTAGCAGCAGTTGCGGGTCCAGCCCTTAAGGCTTTGGACACAAATTCACCAGAGTTTGGACTTGGTTCAAAGAAGTAAGACACCCTATTTAAGGGGCATAGCAGCCCCGTAGAGACTAGAAGCCCCCGTTCAGGTACATTAAACTACCTGACGGGGGTCTTTTTCTATTTTAATAGTCTTCAAATAAACGGCGTGGGATTATATTCTTAGCCAAACGTATAACAGCACGCTGTTGTTCGGTTGTATTGCTCCACCATCCTTTAACATCATGGTGTAAGGCATAGTCTAGGCATTCTGTTTGTACCTTGCACTCACCACAGATGCGCTTGAGCATGGCTGGGTGTTCATATGAACCTTGTTCATTAGTAAAGAATGAATCCGTATCCGTGCCATCACAATTTGCTACGTCTGTAAATGTGTACATTATCCTCCTGTTGAGTAAAACCCTGGAGCATTGAACTT